TGCCTACGTCCTTGGCGTCTACACAGTTGTCGGAGATGACTCCGTATTCCTGCAATGCGTTGAGAACTTCTTTCTCGTTGGCAAATCGGTTCTTGATCCAATTCTCTAGCTTATTTGAGTCCATTGTTTGCCATTTCTAATAGATTCTTAAGTTGGCCCATTGGCCTAAGTTGTGAACTGTGTCGGTAATAATTTATATATCCATAGCCAAAATCTTTTTTTGGCATAATTAACATTATGCTTTTGTGCTCCCATCCCATAAACTTAACCGCATTTTCATCTATGCCGCATAAAACCAAAATGTCGGCAGATCGTTTGGCGTCTTGCTCTTTTAACAATAAATTAAATGGTTTTCTTGCGGCCTTTATATCGATTGTTAAAACACGATTTTTTATTTGAAATTCAAAATCCTTGCATCCATCGCCATGAATTTTCTCTGAGAGATCAGGATTTAAATTTGACCATTTGGCAAAAGCTATTTCCGCCATAACTCCAAGTGTATCCTCAAGTGCTGGATCGTTTTTATAAAATCGCGGGGTGCTATTATGCGTGTGGACATTTTGGCGTTTTTCGCCTTCTTTTCTTGCGATATCCATGTCTACAATTACTATATTTTCTTTATTTGAGTCCATTGATTGTGCAGATAACCCCGACTGCGGCAAAGAACCAAAAGACAACGCCAAACAGGCAGCAAATGATAAATACGATGGGCTTCATTCTCTTGGTGTTATGCAGTCCATAATGAACCTGAAAAGTACAATGGAAATTAAAATCCAGACTATGGATGCTATAACATCATTCATAGAATAGAGGGGACGGAGGAGATAACCACAAAACCCCCGCCCCCGCTGTGTTTACAGCAACCCACAAAGAAATTGTTTTGCCCAACGGAACAATCCGACACAAGTCTTAGCGACTTGTTCCAAATCCTTTCGCTGTGAAACATAACCAATTCCTCCATAAGGCCCATAATAGTATCCTAAATGGTTTGATTGCATAATACCCCACCTCCTTTCTGTTAAAGAACGAAGCGGGAATTATGCCATAATTACTTTCCTCCGTAAAGCGTTACCCACAAAAGTCCCCATTGGGAAAAGCAATATCCTCCCCAAATGACTGATAGGGCGTAGTTTCCGCGAATTGCCTGTTCTGCGGAAACAATTCCGTAGCAGATTCCAACTGCGCCAATTAGCCAGATGCTGGTCATTTTTCTTCCGATTTTTCCAGTTCTTCTTTGATAGCGGCTACTGCGCTTTCCAAAATTTTGAATGTGGTAGATATTGTGATTGCTGGCTGTCCCTCTTTAGAGGCATCAAGCAAAACAATAATTTCTCCATTTGAATCAGGAATATTGTGAATTGTCAGCCCATCAAGAATGTGGGCATTGTTTACTTTTTCTTGTTCGGTCATAAAACTATTCCTTTTTTTCTCCAGCCTTAATAAGTTCTGGCAACTTTTCAAGTTTGCTAAATTCAATAATGTTATCTGTGATCTTCAGCGAAAGAATTGATAGGGTTTCAAGGTTCCATCCCTTATCTGGGTTCTGTGATGCCAAAAGGCCCTGTGCAATGGATATGGCCATTTGTAGTCTTTTCTCGTTTTCTGTTGTCATTTTTTATTGTAATAGCTGTTCTAGCTGTTTCTTGATGAACTTAATCTCCTTTCGGGACAAGTCCAATTCTTTTTGAAGTTGGTTTCTTTCTAGCTCAAGCCTTTTAGCCATCGCTGCGGGAACCATTGTTTGTAATCCGCAAGGGCGATAGCTTGCTATCATATAATCAGTTTCTGGTGTGGCTGTCTTCATTGTTTCCAAATTTTACAAAAACAGCCCCGCTCATAAACATATGCTGAAGCCTGATCGGCTCCTCGTCTGGCCTCCAAAGAAAATAAGCGTCTCCACCATCTTGGATGTGTTCGCGGGTGATATAGCCATAGTGGGTTTCTTGGAATCGGTTAAGCTCTGTCCATCCAGTAACACTTTCAAAAACTTTGATTAATCCTGCGCTCATAGATAAATAATTGAAACTTCTGCTTCTTTTGCCATTTCCTCACCTTTGACAAAGGATTCCATCCAACGTTCAATTTTATTTTCTGGACAGTAGACGCTAGTTATTCCCGACTGGATGATATTGGCCATACAGTGGGCGCATGGTTGGTAGGGCCAGACATAGATGGAATAGCCCTTGAGATCTTCTTTGGCAGATAGAATAGCATTTGTTTCAGCGTGGACTGTAAATAACAGTTTGTATTTGCGGTCATATAGGCGATCTGCCGAATCCTCCACGCCTCTGGGAAATCCATTGAATCCAACAGAACAGATTGTTCTGTCTGGTCTGACGATTACCGCCCCAACTGCACTGCTTGGATCTTTGCTCCAGCCAGCTATGTGCTTGGCCAGATCAAGAAACCTATTGTTCCATTTCATCGATCTTTTTAGAGATGCCGCTAATAAACTGCTTTTTCAGTTCGGTCTCATAGTTGCTTTTGGCCCGATGCATCAAAAGCTCTGATGCCATAAGCCTGATTACATCGTAAGTTGAAGAAGAGTCGGAAATTTTGAACTCATTAACCATATCAAGAATATTGCTCAATTCAGAGCAAGACGGACAGGGTATAAAACCGTCACCATCTTTTCCATTGGTTCCGTTGAGGCCCATCAAATCAATCATAGTACGGATCTGTCAGCCTTGCGCTGGGCCAAAGTGCTTGTTTGAGAGGGATTATTTTTTCGGGCATTTGACTCCAAATGCGGCTTGTTTCGTAGCTCTTTTTGCACCATTTGCGGTTGTTGAGCGTCCAATGATAGCCCAAGATATAGGCATTGGCCATTTGGGCATACTGTTTCAAATCAACTGGAAGTTTGTTGGCTCTTATCTTTCGGACTGAGCGCATCTCGCAATCCCACTCCAGTTCAATAACTAAGCGTATATACTTGTCGATATAGTCTACCCTTTTTCCAGCCAGCCACTCATCTACAAATCCAAGGGCATCTTCCTTAGATTTGTGCCACTTTGGTCTCTGGATCTGCTGGTCTAGATGACAGGTTTCATGGACAAAGACATCCAGCCACGTGGACAGGGGTCGTTTGGTGGCTATGCGAAGCTCCTTGTCATCCGCCCACCCGACAGAGGTGGCCTTGCCAGTAATTAGATGCTTTTGTGGAACAAAAGACAGCTTGAACTGGCGGTACTTGAGAATAGACCGCCCCAGAAAGTTGATTGTATTTTGATCCATCTACTCTTCGACATCTAGATCCTCGTCGCGTTCAAAAAGTTTGCGAATGGGATTGTCGCGGAATCCCTCTTCCTGTTCGGGAAATTGCATGAAATCGCCAGTGTCATCAAAGTTGATGTTTAAATCTTTATCAAACTGTTGCTGATTCACGAAACAACTCTATAATCGTTTCTTCTTTTTCGCGAGTTTTTTCTTGGCGTGTTTCGATTGTGACATCTTTCTCAGTGTCATCGTTAATTGCTCCAGCATACCTAAGGCAGTCAACGAAGTATTTTGCGACAATATTGTCAGGATCGATGAGTCTTTTTCGCTTTGTTGTAAGGCGTATATGAATGCGCCCTGAATGTTCTTTTTTGCTTTTGCCCTTTCCCAGTGGTTCATCGCAAATAGGGCGTTGAGGCTTGGGGCTGGGACTGGGATTTTTATTTTTAAGAAAGGCTTTTTGGATGACATCGATTCGTTCATAGATCCCTTTTCTGATTTCAACATACCCTGATGGAACCTCTTTCATTCTTCCAGAAGGACTTCCTCTTTAAGGCGTTCGGCTTCTTCGTCTGGAGCAATGCACATACGAAGGGCCTTCCTAGCCTTGGCTAGTTGTTTGTCTTTAAGTTCAACAATATCCTCCATCATCATAATCGGCGCACTTGGAGAGATATAGGTTGTTGAGTTTATTTTTCCTACAGTCATTTGATGATTCCTTCTTGTCGGGCTTGTGCGTCGATTTGGCTGACGTATTCCCGTGTTACCATCAACTCTTGGGCGATTTGATTCAAGGGTTTTTCTGGGCTATTGAGGATAGCCGCTAGAACCTTGATGATTCCAGTGGATTTCCTGATCCTGTTGCGGGTGTATGTTCGGCGTCCGCGCTGAAGCCCGTAATGTTTCATGGAAGATGTAACCTTGGACGGGGCGCAATCAAGGGCCTTGGCCATATCAAGCAATGTCATCCATCCGTTTTGGAGCACTTCTTCCAGTTTTTCTTTTGGGATATAGAATCGGGCTGGATCTGGCTTTTTGGCCTTAAGGCCATGACGGCGGAGGATGCAGCGAATTGTTGCCTCTCCAAGAGAATAACGCTTAGACAACTCGTTTGTGGTTGAAATAGAGCATTCAGCTAGGATCTTATTGATAGTCGGTAGTGATGTATGTTTTGCCATAGAATACTATTGACAAAGAAGCCTACTTGGCGTTCAATATTCGTCAAATATTAATATTTCGGGGGCGGGGGGACTTTTGTTTCCGCGCCCTCTGTGGTTTACGGGCTTTCTTTTGTTCCTTGTGAAAGAGCTTGTGGCAGAGCTTACAGAGACAAATCAGATCATCCAGATGGTTAAGTTCGTCCCCCCGATGCTCATAGGTTCGGTGGTGGGCCTGAAGGTCTAGAGGACTGTTGCAAACCCCACACCTCCAACCGAAGCGTTTCTTCACCAGTCGGCTTACTTCCCTCCAATAGGGGGTGTGCAAGTAAGCCTTGTAAGATTCTTTGTCCATAGAATAATCATACTCTCTTGTTGACACTCTACAACACTAGCATTACTCTGTGACGATCCTTGCATCTGGGTGCGGTTCCGTTCTGCGATGTTCCTTCTGAGACACTGCTTTGGGGCCGCACCCTTTTTCTTTTTCTTGACTTATTTTTGAACATTTCGTAGGTTGCGATTGTCTCGGAAGAAGACATCGCAAAGT